ATTAAGAGACCACTTTACCTTTGAGGTAGAGGGTGCAAAGTTTATGCCACAATATCGGAATAGGAATTGGAATGGAGAGATCCACCTATTCGATATGAGAACAAAGAAGATATATGTAGGACTGTTGGATAAGATTATTGCTTTCTGTGATAGACACGATTACACATATAAGTTTGCAGATAACGAATATTATGGTGCTCCCTTTGAAGTAAACGAGGGAATATCATTTGAAGGTGTCAGAGATTATATGAGTTCTATTTGCAATCATCAACCCAGGAAGTACCAAATTGAGGGAGTATACGATGCCTTAAGACATAATAGAAAGCTATTGATATCACCCACTGCTTCAGGCAAATCTTTGATGATATATTCTCTTGTAAGATATTACGTTGACAAAGGCCAAAAAATTCTTTTAGTTGTTCCCACGACATCCCTCGTAGAACAGATGTATAAGGACTTCTTAGATTATGGTTGGGATGCTGATTCATTTTGCCACCGTATCTATGCTGGTAAAGAAAAAACAAATGAGTTTCCAGTAACGATTACAACATGGCAATCTGTTTATAAACTAGAACGTTCATTCTTTGAGGATTATAATGTAGTTATAGGAGATGAAGCACACCTCTTTAAGAGTAAGTCTTTAATATCTATAATGACTAAGTTACATCATGCTAAGTATAGATTTGGATTTACTGGAACATTAGATGGCACACAGACTCATAAATGGGTGTTAGAGGGTTTATTTGGTCCTGCATACAAGGTAACTAGAACAGATGAATTAATGAAACAGGGTCATTTATCTAGATTAGATATACAATGTCTTGTTCTAAAACATCCTCCACAGAAATTTGATACCTATAATGATGAAATAGAATATCTTATTACACATGAACAAAGAAATAATTTTATAAAAAATCTCACGTTAGATCTAAAAGGCAATACACTTATACTATACAGTAGGGTGGAAGCACATGGTCAGGTTCTTTACGATTTGATAAATAATAATAAGAAAAGTGATCGTAAATTATTTTTCGTACATGGTGGAGTGGATGCTGAAGAAAGAGAATTAGTAAGAGAAATTACCGAACAAGAAAACAACGCTATTATCGTTGCCTCTTATGGAACTTTTTCTACTGGTATCAATATTAAAAATCTCCATAATGTTATCTTTGCCTCACCGTCAAAATCACGAGTTAGAAATTTACAAAGCATTGGAAGAGTTCTTAGAAAGGGAGCAAACAAAGTAAAAGCAATACTGTATGATATAGCAGATGATTGCACGACTAACTCAAGAAGAAATTATACATTGAATCACTTTATAGAAAGAATTAAAATCTACAATGAAGAAAATTTTAACTATGAAATAATCACTATACAATTAAAGAAATGATAGAAGACGACTTTTATGCTACCTTAAAACTTAATTCTGGTGAAGAAATTTTCGCCAAAGTCGCTGCGTCTGAAGAAGAAAATAGAACTATGTTAATCCTTCATAGTCCTATTAAGATTTCAGAAATCAGAGGCAAGGTAGGAATCGTCGGATATAAAGTAGAACCTTGGTTAAAGACTACTAAAGAAGATATGTTTATAATGAATCTAGATCATGTCATGACTTTATCTGAATCAAATGATATGGAAATGATTGCAATGTATCAAAGGTTTCTTAGAGATACAGAAAAAGATAATAATAATCAAGCAAAGATGAGTAGAAAGATGGGATATCTAGGAAATATACATGATACTAAACAGCTTCTAGAAAAAATATTTAAGAATCCTTCTAATAATAATAGCTAAAGCGTTCCCTTCAACCCTGACAGAGTTATTCTATTTGTATAATTAGAACTTGTCAAGTCTTTGGATAAATGTTATACTATCTACATAGTAGTGACAAAGACCTATGGCAATAATTAGACCTATGGCAAAAAGAAAAAGGTCAGAGCATTATGTGAATAACAAGGAATTTCTTGCTGCTCTAATAAGGTATCGTGAGGATGTTGAGATCGCACGACTGCAAGATAAACCTAAACCAGTTATACCTCGTTACATTGGTGAGTGTTTTTTAAAGATTGCAAATCACTTATCATTCAAACCAAACTTTGTTAATTACATGTTTAAGGAGGATATGATCTCAGATGGAATCGAAAATTGCGTTCAATACATACATAATTTTAAT